ACGGTATTTACCAAAGGCGGCAAGGGATGCGCTAACAGACAAAGAGTATGCCGCTACGTCAAGAAAGAAACGAGCGGATACAAAGAAAGGCAAGCAGCATAGCAAGCAACCAAAGAAGATAGCTAAAAAGACAGCGAGACATCGCAAATGAGCTTAACAGATGCCGAAAAGAACAGGCTTAAAAAGGTTGGTTTAACAGGTCTCAACAAACCAAAAAGAACGCCCAATCACAAAACAAAGAAAGCGGTGGTTGCAGTTCGTGACAAAGGCAAAGTCAAGTTAATACGGTTTGGTGACCAGAAGATGGGTCACAACTATTCCAAGGAAGCTAGAAAGAGTTTTAAGGCTAGACACGCAAAGAACATCAAAAAGGGGCCGACAAGCGCAGCTTATTGGGCAAACAAGGTTTTCTGGAGTGGTGAAGGCGGCAGCAAGAAAAGCCCACCTAAATCACAAAAGCAAAAATTCGGTAAAAAATAATGGCGACAAGCGGAACGTATACATTTGACCTTGACCTTGGTGATGCAATGGAGGAAGCCTTTGAAAGGGCTGGCCTTGAGATGCGTAGTGGTTATGATTACAGAACAGCTAGGCGTAGTATTAACTTGTTAATGTTAGAGTGGCAGAACAGGGGATTGAATCTGTGGACTGTCCAGTCCAAAAGTCAGGCACTTACGGGCGGTACTTCAGCCTATACGTTAGATTCTGACGTACTGGATATAGTTGAGGCGTTTGTCAGGACAAATAGCGGCAATGTGACCAGTCAGTTTGATCAGTCTCTCACCCGCATATCGGTATCGCAGTACGCCCAGTTATCCAACAAATTAACGCAAAGCAAGCCAACTGAATTTTTTGTCGAAAGGACAGCGACTGGGATTATTATTAACTTGTGGCCTGTGCCTGATTCTCAGGAAACGTACACCTTTGAATATTATTATATGAGACGCATTGAGGATGCTGGAAAACCAGCATCAAATACCATGAGTGTGCCATCAAGGTTTTTGCCTTGTCTTGTTGCGGGGTTAGCGTATCAGGTTTCGCTGAAATATGCAGAGGCTAATCCAAGATCAACGATGTTAAAAACAGAGTATGAGGAGCAGTTCAAGCTCGCGTCTGATTCTGATAGGGACAAGGCTTCGCTCTTTGTATCTCCGGGAGGCTACACCAATTGAGCAGAACAAAAGGCAAATACGCTTTTGGGTTTTGTGACAGAACAGGGTTTCGTTATAAACTAACTGATCTAGTCCCACAGATACTAAACCAGAGACCTACAGGTATGTTGGTTGGTAGAGACGTTGTTGATCAAGATCAGCCTCAGTTACAGCTAGGCAAGTTGCATCTGACAGACAACCAGTCTTTGAGAAACCCAAGACCAGATAGATCCCTTGTTGAAAGCAGGGAGTTTTTTGCGTTTAATCCAGTTGGTGGCGGTGTTACGCAACTTGGAAGCAGAACAGTTGGACTTGATATTACTGGTGAAGTTGGAAGGGTTACAATAACAATCAGCTAAGGTATTGATTATGGCAAAGCTAGAAGTGTTTCAAAACGGTAATTTTGCTTCAGGAGAGCCTGTCTATCAGATTGGCACTAAATACCCAAACGGTGAAATCGGTGAATACGGTGAGTACGACATTGTCGTTTTTGCCCCGATGACCAAATCAGAAGCGGATGCAAAACTTGCTGAAATGCAACCAGTCAAAAAGGCGGCTGCAAAAGCAAAGCCAAAGAAAAAACCAGCAAAAAAAGCTGCCGTAAAGAGTAAGTGATATGGCGTGGACATTCACCACATTAAAAGCGTCTATTCAGGATTATCTGGAAACGACTGAAGAAACATTCGTTGCAGAGCTTCCTTTGATTATCGTCCGTGCTGAGGAAAGGATACTGAAGTCAGTTCAGCTTCCTAACTTTAGAAGAAATGTCACAGGTTCGATAACGGCTAATCAGGAGTATCTCAATACGCCAGATGACTTTCTTGCAAGTTATTCTTTAGCACTTGACAACAGTGGTTACGAGTATCTTTTAAACAAAGATGTTAACTTTATCAGACAGGCGTATCCAGTGAGTACGACAACGGGTGTGCCAAAGTATTATGCGTTATTTGATGACACCACGTTTATACTTGGCCCAACGCCTAACGCAGATTTTACAACCGAGTTACATTATTTTTATAAACCCCTGTCAATAACAGTGACATCAGATGGAACGAGTTGGTTAGGAACAAATGCGGCAAATGCTCTTCTTTATGGGTGTCTTGTTGAGGGCTATATATTTCTCAAAGGCGACCCTGATTTGATGCAGTTGTATCAGGCTAAGTATGATGAATCGCTAGAAAGACTGGAGTCGCTGGGTGAGGGTTACAACACAACAGACAGTTATAGGTCAGGCACTGTCAGGAAGTCTAGATCCTGATGTTTGAAGTTAGCATGAACTTGCCTGACACACCTATCGTTGATGTTTCGACAACCAAACACAAAGGTCATGATGTAGAGTTCTGGGCAGAAAAGGCGACCAACAGGATTGTTTCTGTAGGCAGTAACTCCCATCCTGCAATTCAGGAACAGGCACAGGCTTTTAAAGATCAGGTTTATACAGCGGTGTTGTTTTATATGGTAGAGGCTATAAAAAGCGACAGAACCACGTTGACAGCGATGTTGGAAAAAAATCAACAGAAAGAAATGGCAGACATAATTAGGAGATTGTAATGGCTATATCTCAGGCTATGTGTACTAGCTTTAAGAAAGAGTTGCTTGAAGCAAAACACAATTTTTTGGCAAGTGGCGGCAACAGCTTCAAATTGGCTTTGTACACAAGTTCTGCAAGTCTGGGGGCGGGTACGACAGCCTATACGACCTCCAATGAGGCAAGCGGAACCAACTATACTGCCGCTGGTGCAGCTTTAACAAACATTAACCCAGACTCTAGTGGTACGACAGGTTTTACCGATTTTGCTAACCTGACGTTCTCTACGGTAACGATTACAGCTAGGGGCGCACTAATCTATAATGACACCAATTCAGATCGAGCGGTGTGTGTGTTGGATTTTGGTGGAGACAAGACTGCAACGGCAGGTGACTTTACGATTACCTTTCCTACCGCAGACGCGAGTAACGCAATTATCAGGATTGCCTGATGTCTTCGATTACGGGATGGGGCCGCGCTGGTTGGGGAACAGATGGCTGGGGAACGCCTGATGATATAAATGTCACTGGTGTTGCAGGTACAAGTGGTTTAGGTAGCGTTACAGTAAGCGGGGCTGCAAATGTAACTTTAACAGGTGTTTCAGCGACTGGTGCAATTGGCACTGAAATTGTAGGCATATCAGTAACAATTAGCCTTACAGGCGTATCAGCCAGCGGGTCAATCAGACCAGTCAATGTCTGGGGGCCAATCGATACATCGCAAACGCCAGCGTGGCAAGATATAGTAACACCAACAGGCATAGCCGCATGAGGTTTATAACATGGCAACTTATGTAAATGATTTAAGATTAAAAGAGATCGCCACAGGAGATTCTTCAGGTACGTGGGGGTCAGAAACAAACACTAATCTGGAACTAATTGCAGAGGCATTGAGTTACGGAACACAGGATTGTTTTGGCAGTGACGCAAATGCAACAACAACTGTTGCTGACGGAGCGACAGATCCAGCCCGTTCTATTTATTTTAAAGTCACATCGTCGGCTACGCTTTCTACAACCAGAGAGCTAACTATTGCGCCAAACACAATGTCTCGACTAATGTTTATTGAGAACGCAACAACAGGTTCTCAGATTATTACAATCAAACAAGGCTCTGGTGCAACGGTTAATATTGGTAACGGAGCAGTTAAGGCAGTGTACCTTGACGGGGCAGGTTCTGGAGCAGCGGTAGTTGATGCGCTTGTTGACTTAGATTTGACAGGTACTACCACCGTAGCAACCTTGACGGCTTCTGGTGTTATAACAGGAGCAACGCTAGAGGCTACGGGCGACACATCATCTGGTGACAATGCAGCGATAGGATTTACCTCGGCTGAAGGTCTAATTCTTACAGGGCAAGGTTCTACAAACGATGTAACAATTAAAAATGATGCAGATGCAGACGTACTAACAATCGCAACAGGAGGGACTAGCGTTGATATAGTAGGCGATGTTACAGCTTCTACTGTCAATGCAGATGGCGACACTGCTGCTGGCGACAATGCCGCGATGGGCTACACTGCCGCTGAAGGATTAATTCTCACAGGTCAGGGGTCAACTAATGACGTAACAATTAAAAATGATGCAGATGCAGATGTATTAACCATTGCAACAGGCGGTACAAATGTAGACGTAGTTGGCGATCTTACCGCAGCGTGTTTTATACCTGATGGGGATACGTCCTCTGGTGATGCCGCAGCAATAGGTTACACTGCCGCTGAAGGTTTAATTCTTACAGGACAAGGCTCGACCAACGATGTAACAATCAAGAACGATGCAGATGCTGATGTATTAACTATTGCAACAGGTGGTACTAGCGTTGATATTGTTGGAGACTTGACGGCTGGAACATTAAATGCTGATGGTGATACTAGTGCTGGTGATAATGCTGCAATGGGATATACCGCTGCGG